CATTAGCTTCTTGCCATTAGCAGCCCACTTGAATGTTTTTTGGTCAGGAGACAATTTGATAATGTTTGCCTCTGCTGCTCTAATACCAAAGCTTCTAAGCTCTACATTCTCATCGTGTGCAAGACTTATAAACAACGCTGGGTTGCTCTTAGCGAGTAACATCAAGTCTCTCTTAAGTTCCTTGCTTGTCATTTTAGTTACAGAACTTCCAAGTTCAGTTCTTAGTATTGCTTCTGCGTGGTCTAAGTCTAATTGTTGTGCTAAGTTTAACGCTTCAATTTCAAGTTCAATATCCTCTAACTGATTAACCGCTTCAGCAACTTGGTCTTGCTCTGCGTACAGTATATCTTTTTGAGGGTGATATAATGATAAAAGCTTCTGTAAACTTTGTTTTGACTTTGGAATCATTAACACTCCGTTTTTAAACATAATATGAGCCAATGTAGCAGGCCCTTTCTGCTCATCAACAAATGGAGACACTTGGTTTGTTGCATACCTAAGCTCTCTTTCGTAACCTAACTCCTCATCAAAATACATCAAAGGATGTCTTTGTGAATGTTTACTTGCTAATGTAAATGTCAATGGTGACATTCCGTTTTTTAAATAGTATCGTCTATCTTTAATTTCCCACTTTGCTGTGGCTTTTTCTTTTACTTTTGTAGCCATAATATAATAAAATTTAATAATAAATAAGAGTAATAGTTACCCCCATCTAAAAGACGAGGGTAACATTACAATAATTGTTTGCAATTATGCAGCCGTGAACAATACGAAATTGTTAGCAGCTTGAGTAACTAAACATCTTTCAGATAAGAAGTTTACAGTCATTGCATCTAAATCAGAAGTGTAAGCACCACCTACAGAACCAGTAATCCAAGACTTCATTCTTCTGTCGTCAGCTTCTGAAGCTCTGTAACGTACGTGCAAGAATGGTCGTCTGATGTTAGTACCTAACATTTGGTCGTATACTGTGCTTGTTCCAGCAGGAACTAATACGCCTTCAATATTGTCAACTAAACCACGAGTTGTAGCATCGTTTAAGTATTTCCAGTCAGTCTTATAGAAGTCGTAAGAACCTCTTCTGAAACCGTCAAATCCTAAGTTTAATGCCATTTCTTCAGAGTTTTCAAATACACCGTAAGATGTACCACCTGCTCCGTAAGAATTTTGTGCAGCTAACATATCATCAAAATCCAAAGAAATATCTCTGTTTAAGAATAACATATTCTCTTCAATAGCTCCTTGCTTATCAAGATTTTGTAGAATTGTATCAAAGTCACCTAAAGCACTTCGTGTTCCAGCACCACTTGTTCCAGTTCCATTTGCATAGTTTTGATATACATTACCTCTTTCAGTAATAGCAGCAAAAAGACCTTCTGTACCAGCAGTATTAATTGTCGCACCATTTACTTCATCGTTATTTAATCCATTAACAACAACCCCAGAGCCAGCAGCAGCAAGTTCACCTTCAACTACAGCCATTTCTAAGTAATCTTGGAAACGTAATCTTGTCTCTCCTTCAGACTTCAAATACCATAAGTATCCTGATGTTCCATCTTCAGCAGCAACTTCAACCCATCCAATTTGTGCAGCATCAGAACCACTAATTCTATAGTTGTCTTTGATGATGATTGGCTTGTTGTTAAACTGTGTAAATGAAGCTTCCAAAGAACCTTGCATTCCTAATTGACCTTTAGCAAATTCAGAACCGTAAACAAATAAATTTACCTGTCCGTCAGTAATAGTACTTAAAGTAGGAGTCGTATAAGATAATACTGTAATTTGATTATCTGCTGGTACATCAGATACATAACACTTTAATGTAATTAAACCAGTAGCAGCATCAGCAACAACAACAGTGTTACCTTTTCTTATAGAATGTTTTCCACCTTCTAAGTGTCCAGCACCAAACTCAATAGTTGAACCAGTAGCAGTAGCAGCACCACTCAATGTTACTGTAAGGTCTCCAGCACCAGCTTCGTATCCAATGTGTAATCTGTTTTGCTCAGACCATACAACTTGGTCAGAAGTCATTGGCATTTCAGCACCTACCATTCTTAAGAATCCTGACAAGGTTCTGTTTCCGTATCGCTCTACCTCAGCTTCATAAAGCTCTGGTAAGTATTGTTGTGCAAAGTCATTATTACCATCTGTAAAACTTAGATAGTTATCAGCCAACGCTGTTTTCGATGGCATAGGTTTTAGGTTAAATACACCTAAAGGGTCGTTTGTTCCAAATTGTCCCATTTCTTTTTAATTTTTAAAGTTTGTTTTTTTAATTTTTAGTTTTGAAGAGTCCACTCCGCTTATAGACTTGACTCTAATCCCGTTTACAAACACGCTATCGCCAGCAGTCTGTCTTGGTTCGTCTGATAGGTTCTTAGAACCATTAACGACTTCCTTAACAGCATCGGCTTTACCTTGCTCATAAAAGTGACTTGCAATCTTGTCTACGTTAGACGCAGCATACATCGCCTTATGGTAGCCTTTGTGGTCTGAAACCTCTCCATTTTCATTCAGGAACTTCCCGATTATGTTAGAAACATCAGATTGTTTTTCAGCAAGACTTGTTGGATTATTAACACCATACCTGAATTTTTTGTCACCAACCTCGAAATCAAAACCTTTGAAGTCATTGTTGAACATTTCAGACGTAGCTTTTTTAAACCTGTCGTGCTTTTGGCTATTTAAGCTCTTCTCTTCGTTGTATCGGTTAAAGAACTCCATTGCTTTTTGTTGCTCTTGGGTTACGCCTGGTCTTAACTTAATCTCATCGTAATATTTACCCTTCAAGTCTTCTAAAAAGTCTTTGGCTTCTTGAACCTCTTCTTTAAACGCAAGCTTTTTCTTGCGTATATCTCTTTCTTCATCTAAGTCTTCGTCATACGAAAAATTATCTTCTAAAAGGAAATTAATCTCGTCATCATTAAGATGCGGTTTACTTTTTCTATAATACTCTTTTAGCAGTGTATCGTTATCTACACTACTGTAATCAGCGTTTAATCTAACATAATCCTCTACAGTCCCACCTGTATCCTCCATAAAAGAAACTAGCTTCTCTACATTCTCAGGTAGTGGCTTTCCAGAAACACGCTCATCTCTAATTGCCTCTTGAGCTTCTTTAGATACAGCCTCTACATTCTCTTCTGTTACTTCTTGGATAGTGATGACCCCTTCATCTTGAACGGTGTCTTCCCCTGATGGTACTTCTGTATCCACTTCTTGTACAACTTCGGTTGGTTTATCTGCAACCACTGTTGTTGTTTCTTGCTTTTTATTGGCATCTTCTTTGTTTAAGTTAACCTTAGTTACTTCTTCTTCAACTTTTTTACTAGCAGATAAGTCTACTTTAGTTGTTTCGTTTTTCTTTCCAAGGTTTTTCATCTTAGGCTTACTTTTTATTTTAAAGTCACCTTCTTGCTTTACTTCTTTTTCTGACATAATATAATATAATATAAATTAAAAAATTCTATTTAGCTTGGTTCAAATTGGTCTAGTCCAATCCCCCCCATAACATCATTACCTGAACTTTCAAAATTTTTCGGTAATAGGTTGTTTTTTCTTTGGTCAATCAGCTCAGATTGCTGAGTTCCTTGCATTCTTATTCTTTCATCCTTTCTGTCTTCAATCTCTTGCTCTTTTTGCAATTCAGCAACACCCTTAGCTTGTGCAAGTTGTACATTGTAGTTAAACTCTTCAGCCATAAGTTCTCTTTTGACTTGAGCCTCTGCTTGAAGTTTTTGTATCTCAAACTCAGTCTTAGCTTTCTCAAGACTTACTTTTTCGGCAGTTATAACCTGTTGTTTTTGTGCTTCTGCTAACGAAGCAGCTTCTGAAGCCTTTGCATTTGCTTCTGCTTGCGCCTGAATATTTTGCAATTGAGCTTGTCTTGCTGCTTCTTGCTTTTTCTTTCTTCTGTCCTTTAGCATTTCGTTTGCTAACTGAAGATTTTTTATTTGTCGTATATCTATTGCATCTTCTAAGTCTATACCTCCACCTTGTAAGGCAACTTGTATATTTTGCTCTAACTGAGCCTTAGCCTCATCGTCTGGCTCTAACTCAAGAAAGATACCAAAGTCGTGTAGATTTAATTCAGACATTTCTAGCATCGTAGCAGTATTAAACTTTGTAATACTATTCTGAAGGGAGTTTGCTGTTAAAGCAAAACTTAATGAATCGGCAATTCTTCTAGAGATGTTTTCGCAGGCTCTAAGAGTTAAATAGCAACTTGCTTGTAGTATGTGTCTAGTTGCAACATTGGATTGATTAGCGGCCATCTTTTGAAGTCCTACGAGTGCATCTTT